GGAGGCAAGAGCAAGATAGTGAAACTGGAGGAGAAGGACGCCTGTGACTATCTGAAGAAGGGGAAGAAAGAGCTGTTTACAGGTCATTGGTGGGCAGCAGAGCAATACGTTCCAGATGGTATTGTCTCTGGTGCTTCATTGTGGAACGATCTTAACAAGCCGCTACAGCCAGCAGACGCTTTCTATCCTTTCGAGGCGCTAAACAAGCTCACCTTCGGAATACGCGCTGGAGAACTCACTACTGTCTGTGCCGGCAGCGGCTTAGGTAAGAGCCAGTTTATGAAAGAGATTGTCTATTCTCTGTTGAACAAGACAGAGGACAACATAGGGCTTCTCTTTCTCGAAGAGGGGACAGTGAAGACAGGGAAGAGCATTATGTCCTTGGCAGCAAATAAGCCTCTTCATTTACCAACAATAGAGAGCACAGAGGAGGAACGTAGGAAGGCATTTGACGCTACATTGGGAACTGGTAGGATATTCCTGTTCAATCATTTTGGTTCTACGTCGGTGGACAACATTGTCTCCCGTGTGCGCTATTTAGCTAAGGCGCTGGAATGCAAATATGTCTTCTTAGATCATGTGAGCATTGTTGTTTCAGCGCAGGACAATGGTGACGAGCGTAAGGCCCTAGACAGTATTATGACGAGGCTACGTCAGCTTGTGGAGGAAACAGGAATAGCGTTGTTTCTTGTCAGTCATCTACGTCGTCCAGATAACAAAGGACACGAGGAAGGCTCTGTCACCAGCTTGTCACAGCTTAGAGGCTCTGGTTCCATAGGACAACTGAGTGATATGGTGTTGGGGCTAGAGAGGAACGGGCAGGCTGACGATATAACAGAGAGGAACACAACAATTGTTCGTGTGTTGAAGAATCGCTTTTGCGGCTTAACAGGCAAGGCAGGACGCTTGCTTTATACATTAAATGATGGTAGAATGCGTGAAACGGCTGAGGAGGCCTTATGAGATGTATAGCCTGTGACGTAGCTTTGAATGACTTTGAATCCACTAGGAAGGACGAACACGGGGCTTACATAGACATGTGTAGTAAATGCTTTAGCTACATAGAAACTGATGTGCCTTGTTCTATCAGGGAAGACTTGATAAGTGAGGCTGACACAATAGAGGACGACGAATGAGCAGAATTAGCGACATGTTAATTGAAGCGGAGGAGAGGGGCGAAGGAGTCTCTTGGGACGACATTGCTGCGGAGAATTACACAGAAGAATGACACAGAACGTTGTAGCCCTCGACATAGAGACAACAACAGCGCACGACAGAATATGGTGCTGCTCTGTTGCTTTCTCTGTAGAGGAAGCCATTACCTTCACTGAAGGCTCTAAAGAATTACAAAGAGCAATAGAGAATGCTGACATTATTGTTGGGCATAACATCGTTTTCTTTGATGCTCCTCTGTTGGAGAAACTGTGGGGAATCTCTATTCCGTCAGAGAAGATAAGAGACACCCTCGTTCTCTCCAGGCTCTACAATCCAGAGGCCAAACCACATTCTCTGGAGGCGTGGGGACAGAAGCTGGCGTTCTCTAAAGGGGATTTCTCTGATTATGACAGCGGCTACAGCGAGGAAATGAGGCTCTATTGCGAACAAGACACAAAGCTGACATGGAAGCTCTACCACCACCTGAGAGAAGCAGTAGCCTCTGGAGGCTTCTCAGAGGCTTCACAAGAGCTTGAACATGATGTCGCTAGGGTGATAGCGGGACAGGAGAGGAACGGCTTTAGATTCAATCTGAGGGCCTCTGAGGGCCTATATGAGCGCCTATGTCAGAGAATGAATGAAATAACAGAGGAATTACAGCGGAAATTCCCTCCGATTGTGACAGAACGCTATTCAGAGAAGACAGGGAAGCGGCTGAAGGACGACGTAGAGGAATTCAACATAGGCTCACGACAACAAATAGCGAAGAGGCTGGAGAGCTTAGGCGCTAACTTCAGTAGGAAAACAGAGAACGGGAATGTCTCTGTAGATGAAACTGTGTTGGCTGAAATAGCGCTTCCAGAGGCTCAATTGTGCGCTGAATATTTGTTGATACAAAAGCGTGTGGGTCTCATTGAAGGATGGATGAAGGCGTACAACAAAGAGACAGGGAGGATACACGGCAAAGTGCTCACCAACGGAGCTGTCACGGGACGCATGACACATCATAGTCCCAACTTAGCTCAAGTACCAGCAACCAGAGCGCCCTATGGAGAAGAATGCCGTAGTTTATTCACAGTGGAAGAAGGGAACGTGTTAGTGGGCGCTGACGCCTCTGGTCTGGAACTCCGTATGTTAGCGCATTACATGCAGGACAAGAGTTTCATAGACGAAGTGGTGGAAGGGGACGTTCATACAAGGAATATGGAGGCAGCAGGGCTAAACGACAGAGACACAGCAAAGACATTTATTTATGCCTTCCTCTATGGCGCTGGTTCTTCCAAGATAGGCTCCATTGTCGGAGGTAGTAAGAACGATGGAGCGAAACTGAAGGCTAAGTTTCTGGAGAACACACCAGACCTTAAGAAGCTAATCAACAAAGTGAGCAGAATAGCACAGCAGGGGAGCGTCCCAGGCTTGGATGGAAGACGCTTACGCATTAGAAGCGGACATGCTGCATTGAACACACTGTTGCAGGGAGCAGGCGCTATTGTAATGAAGAAGGCGCTGGTGTTGCTAGTGGCTAGACTGGACGCCAGAGTCATCCCGTATAAGATGGTGGCGAATGTCCATGATGAATTCCAGATTGAAACACCAGAGCATTACGGAGAAGCTGTAGGTATTAACGCTGTGAAGGCCATTAGAGAGGCAGGGGAGGCGCTGGAGCTACGCTGTCCTCTTGATGGAGAATATAAGATAGGACTAAATTGGGCTTCTACCCATTGACAACTTGGAAACTTGTGGTATAATATACATATACGTCTAACAAAGGAGACTAACATGACCGACAACATCATTGTTCTTAACGCCGACGCTTATTGGGCTAGTATGACAAAGACTAGCCCGATGTCAGGGAAATACCAGATTGATCTCTGTAACCTCTCTGACGCCGCTGTAGACGCTCTGAAGGAAGTAGGCATTCCTACGAGGAACAGGGACGACAAGCCAGAGCAGGGCACCTTCATCACCTGTAAAAGTAATAACACCATGCGCTATTACGACAAGAACGGTGAAGACATTTCTGGTATTCTCATTGGTAATGGCTCTAAAGTGAAAGCTGTTGTTAAACCGTATGACTGGACAAGCCCAACAGGACAGAAAGGCCGTAGTCCCTCTTTGGTGAAACTGGTGGTGACAGACCTCGTATCCTATGAAGAAGACGGGGAAGCTCCTCAGTTTAACTTGGACGAAGCGCTGTAGCATGCGCCTCCTTCTCGACGGAGACATCCTTGTTTATCGTGTAGGCTTTGCTTGCGACGATGAAGAGGAGGAAGCCCTGGTGTGTGCAACAGTGGACAGGGCTGTTTCTGGCATTCTTATTGATTGTCCATTTGAAGGCTCTGTCTCTGTCTTTATCTCAGGCGAAAACAACTTCCGTAACGAGATAGCCACTACAGCCCCCTACAAGGGCAATAGAGAAGGAAAAAGGCGTCCTGTGTGGAAGGAACAAATTAGGGAACATCTTGTTCAGCACTGGGACGCCTCTGTTTCTGACAACCAAGAAGCAGATGATGACATAGCAATAGAGGCTACAAAGGACTTGGCCTCTGCTGTGATAATCTCCATAGACAAGGATTTCTTACAAGTGCCTTGTCGCCATTGGAACTTCGTCAAACAGCAGCTAACCAGCGTGACACCAGAAGAAGGACTGCTGTGGTTTTACCAACAAATTCTCATTGGAGACAGGATTGATAACATCATAGGCTCTGAAGGCATTGGGCCTGTGAAGAGTAGGAAGCTCTTAGAAGGGAAGACAGAGGCGCAGATGTGGGGCGAATGCGTAAAGCTCTTAGGCCACGACAGGGCGCTGGAGAATGGAAGGCTGCTGTGGCTTAGGAGGAAGCCTAATGAAATCTGGAAAGAAGAGTGAGAAGTCTCACAACAACGGTAAATGGACACAGAGCCGTTTCAATTCATTCATTAGAGGAGCATTAAGACAAGCGTGGATGCGATGGCCTCCAAACCAGCAGACGAAGAAGAACGCCAGAATCAAGAGAGGGACATACCTGTGTCAGGGGTGGAAGAGGAAACCTCACCAGGTGACGAGCAGTGTCTTGATAGAGGGCAAAAGAAAAAACAACATTTTCACCGACCATATAGAGCCAATAGGGAAGCACACTGACTGGAACATCACTATTACCCGTATGTTCTGTGAAGAAGACAACTTACAGCTTCTGTGTCGAAAATGCCACGACAGGAAGACTAAGGAGGAGAAGAAATGAAGCTCTTACATCTTGATATTGAAACGGCCCCTCACAAAGTCTATGCTTGGGGACTCTGGAAGCAGAACATTGCTATTAACCAGATTGAAGAGCCAGGATATACACTATGCTGGGCTGCTAAGTGGCATGGTAAAAAGGAAGTGTTGTTTGACAGCCTACAGCGAAGTTCTAACATAGGGATGCTGAGACGTGTCTACGAACTCCTTGATGAAGCAGACGCAGTGTGTCACTACAACGGTACACGCTTTGATCTACCTACACTGAATCAAGAGTTTGCTATACACAACTTACCACCTCCTTCTCCGTACCACCAGATTGATCTCCTTAGAACAGCCCGTAAGAGCTTCAGGCTGCCTTCCAATAAGTTGGATTATGTTGCTAGACATCTTGGACTAGGCTCTAAGCTGGCTCATAAAGGCATGACACTGTGGCTCGGTTGTATGCAAGGCAACGAGAAAGACTGGCGTATTATGGAGAAGTACAACAAACAGGATGTACGTCTGTTGGAGAAAGTGTACAAAAAGGTACTGCCTTGGATAGAGAACCATCCTAATGTAGCTTTGTATAACGACAACGAACAACGCCAGTGTCCTACTTGCGGCTCGCATAAGCTACAGAGTAGAGGATATTACTACACACGCACTCAACGCTATCGCAAGCTGCATTGTACGTCTTGTGGTAAATGGTCAAGAGAACGTGTTAACGCAACACCACCAGAGAAGAATAACGTTTTATGTTAACCTTTGAAGAACTCTGTGAGAAGCTATACAGGGTCGATGAAGTGTCTCTATTGGAAACACTGGAGCTAACTTCTGAAGACATTGTTAATGCTTTTCGGGACAGAATAGAAGAGAGACAGGAAGAGTTAACAAGAGACTTCATAATTGATTTGGAGAGCTGGACAGATGACTAAAGACAGTATAGACTCTGTATCGCCTGAAGAGTGGGATGCGGCATTTAACGGTTATTACCATGACCCAACTCTTGCTAAACAGAACGTAGACCACCCGCCTCATTACAACAAAGGCAGCATTGAAGCTATTGCCTACATTGAACAGCAGCTAGGGAAAGGCTTTGTTGATTATTGTATAGGTAATGTTATGAAATACCTACACCGCCATGCGTACAAGAACGGCAAGGAAGACCTGGAGAAAGCACAATGGTATTTACAGAGGGCTGTAGACAACTATGAAGACAATTGAAAGAGAAATCGAAGACTACCTTGCTGAGACAGCGCTAAAAAAGCCCTATGAGGTGGTGTGGGAC